GCAATGATAAAACGAAATTAACAAACATTCCACAGAGGGAGACTTCCAGTGGAATGATTTTTTATTAGAGGTGTAGAAAATGGTTGATTATGGCAGGAAAGTCATCTATACAGATGTTCCAGTGATTACAAGTGAAAACATAATACCGATTTTGCAAAAGGCAATGCCTGTATTCACAAAGAACGCAAGTAGATGTGATTTTCTTTTGAAGTATGAGGCAGGAAATCAGCCATTGAAACGCAAAAAGACGTATCGTGAGGATATCAATATCGAGGTTTGCGATAATGTAGCAAGTGAGGTTACAGAGTTCAAACTAGGATTTAACTGGGGAAATCCAATCACGATAGTACAACGAGGGGAGAAAGACAGTGGTTCAAAAGATGAGGCACTTGCAATTTCTTTGTTAAACGAGTGTTACGAGGCTGAAAACTTCAAATCGAAACAACAGCAACTTGCAAGGTTTGTTGAGATTTGCGGTCTTGGTTACACACTCATAGATGTAAATAACGAATATGAAGATGGTGACAGCTATTTTACGTTAAATGTCCTAGACCCACGATGGACATTTGTTGTTAGGTCAAGTTATTACATTGATAAACGAGTTATGATTGCAGTTAGTTTCCGAAAAGATGAAATCGGGAATTATCACTTCACTTGTTTTACGAAAGATGATAAATTCGAGATTTTAAACATGGCAAAGTTTGAAGACGAAAAGCCAGTTGAGGAAACAGAGAGAGATTGGAAGAATAGCAAAAGATGGAAAGAGCAGGAAAATAACAGATACAAAAACAGATTAGGCGTTATTCCTATTATTGAGTGGATAAGAGCATATGACAGGACTGGTTGTTTTGAACGTCAGATTGACGAAATGGACAACCTAAATATCCTTGTATCTGACTTTACAAACGATGTTGACCAGAATACACAAGCAATTTGGCATGGGAATGATGTGGAGTTTCCTGTTGATGAAAATGGAGACGTTATTCACCCACAGACAAACGAATGGATTATCACAAGAACTACACAAGACGGAAAAACTCCATTTGTGAATCCATTGGCAGTCAATTATGACTATGATGGCATTTTGAATAACATACAGTATCGCAGAGATATGATATTGCAGAAATGCAACGTGCCGAAAAGAAGTGATTTGTCCGGCGGTTCGACTGGTTCAGCAACTTCACAGGCTGCAGGTTGGGAGGCGGCAGAGGCTTCCGCTTGCAAGGAGGAAAACATTGTCAGTGGTTGCAAGATGGAAGAAATCAAGGTTGTTTTAAAGGCGATTGAGAAATCGCTTGACATAAAAAAGAATAGTCCATTGCTGAAACTTAGGGCAATAGACGTACAGCCAAACATTAAACGTCAGAAAACATATGAGATGGTGACAAAGTCAACTTGTCTTGGAAACCTTTTATCTCATGGAGTAGATGGATTGCACGCTTTGAAAGCAATCAATTTGTTTGAGGACGTAAATCAAGTTTGGGAAGATAGCAAGGAAATGATTACAAAATACCAGAAATCATTATTTGATAAGTCAGAGCCACAAAACAATAGTGGCGATGGGAACAAAGATGATGAGGAAAAGGACAAAGAAAAACCAAAATCAGTTGATGGTGGAGATATGGCACAAATAACAAACAGTCCGTTGCTTGATGGAATGAGCAATCAAAAGTTAGACAAACCAGAGAAATAGCGTAGAGAGGTGATTTTGTATGCTTGGTTTTGAAGAACTGAATAATTTGGAGACAGAAACCAAAACAAAATCAATCCCTTATGACAAATACTTTGGTGAGATGGATTTGACGGACGAACAAAAGGAAGAACGAAAGAAACTTGCTAAAGAAATGGAGATGGCATTGCTTTTCCTATTCTTTCTTATCAAGTCTTACAAGGAATATGCCGACAATGGAACACTAAACAAGCCATTGCAGGAATATACAGAGACTATGATAGAGGATTTCAAATATAAATACAAAAACATATTGATTGAGAGTGTGGAACTTACATCATACTTAGATGAGTATGTGGACGATTTCACACAGTCCGTTACTGACGTTACGTTGAAACATATAGACGATGATTATTTTACGTCAGAGGATAGAGCAACGTTCATAGCGGAGAATGAGGCAAATGTTGTCTTAAACGCAATGGATTATGAAAGGGCAATCAAGCAGGGAAAGACAAGAAAGAAATGGATTGATATGCAGGACAACAGGGAAAGGAAAAGTCATTTATTGGTAGGCGGGAAAGAGTTACCGATAAAGCAACCTTTTGTTGTTGGAGACAGCTTAATGATGTTTCCTAAAGATAACTCAATGGGTGCAAAGCCTAAAGAAATAATCGGTTGTCGTTGCAGTTGCAAATATTTTTAGAAATCAAGTGAGGTACAAATTGTACCCCACTTTTTTTATTGCCCTAGAGAAAGGGCGTTATAAATTTCACGAACGCTAGAGAAAGCGAAAACCACAAAAATTTATGAATCGTGAGAGAACACGTTAAAACACAGAAAGTAGAGGTAATAGTTATGGCAGATGTAAACCAGAATCCTAACAACGAAACTGAAAACGCAAAGGTTGAAGATGTGAACACATCACAACAGGAAAGCGGAAATGGTGACACTGAAAACAAACAGGAAGTGACCATTGAAAGCCTCATGGCTGAAATTGCACAGCTTAAAGCGGACGGTGCAAGAAACAAAACTGCACTGGACAAAGCACTTAGGGAAAAAGGTGAAATTACCAAAGCATTAAGGGCAAAGCAGACAGCGGAGGAGCAAGAGGCAGAAGCAAAGAAAGAGGCAGAGGAACGCCAGAAAGCCTACATTGATGACTTGGAGAAATTCAAGAAAACAGCGGAGGCAAAAGCGAGATACGCATTGCAGGGAATGAATGAAGAACTTGCAGTAAAGGCGGCTGAGGCTGAGATTTCTGGGGATATGGACGCACTTGCCACAATTCAGAATGAGTATAGGCAGATTTCAATTAAGCAGGAAGTTGCGAAAGAATTGAAAAATATGCCGCAAATTAACGCCGGAACGGGTGGTCAACAGGAAGATGATGACGCTTTCTTAAAAGGGTTTAATTCCGTTGCCCCTAGATTTAATACAAAATAAAAAATAATGGAGGTAATTAAAATGGCAGCGATTAACTTTGCGTCAAAGTACGCAGATACCGTAGACGAGAGATTTAAACTTGGTTCACTTACACAGTCTTTGATTAACAACAGCTTTGATTGGCTTGGAGTAAAGACAGTAAAGGTATTCTCAAGAAATCTCGCAACACTCAATGATTACAAGACTACTGGAAGTAACCGTTATGGAGACCCCGGTGAACTTGGAAACGCCGAGCAGGAAATGACTGTAACACAGGACAAGTCCTTTACTTACACGATTGACGCTGCAAGCGAGCAGGACACCAATGGAACAATGGAGGCGGCTGCAACGTTGGCTGAAAACATTGATAACCTTGTCATTCCGGCTATGGACGCTTACAGAATCGGTGTTATCGTAGCGGCTGCACCGACAGCAGGAACGGTAAGCAAACAGTCTCATATCTTGACGGAGGCGGTAACTTCTTCCAACGCATATGCGGAGTTCCTTGCATTGCAGGAAGTTCTTGACGATGACAAAGCACCGCAGGGTGGAAGAATCGCAGTTGTTACGCCGTCTTATCTGAATAAGATTAAACTTGATGACCACTTTACAAAGTGGGGAGATATGGCAACCAGAATCGCAATCAACGGTATTGTAGGTGACATTGATGGTATTCCGGCTATCAAAGTTCCTACTTCCTATATGCCGGAGAATGTCGATTTCTTCATCACTAACCCGATTGCTACCCCTTCCCCTGTTAAGTTGCAGGAGTTCAAAATCAACTATGACGCACCTGGTATCAGTGGTGCATTAGTAGAGGCTAGAGTTCGGTATGACGCATTTGTACTGGATAAAAAGGCTGACGCTATCGCAGTACATAAGAGTGCAGAGTAATCAGAAATGGAGGTAATCCATAGTGATTAGATTAAGGAAAGGTGACAGTATCACAATGGCAGTCAGAGACAATAATCAGGCTGCCGCTTTCCTCAATAATGGTTGGACGATTATTTCCGAGAATGAGACTGTAAAGGAAGTTCCAAAGGAAACGCCAAAGGTTGACTTTTCGGAAGTGATGAATCCACCAGAGGAAACAAAGACAGATACCAAACTGACAAAGACAGATATCAACAGAATGTCGCTTGTTGATTTGAAAGACCTTGCTACAAAAGAGGGACTTTCAGATGTTGACAGTAAGAGCGGTGCAGACCTAAAGAAAGAACTGATTGAACATTTCAATCTGTGATAGAAAGGGAGTGAGGGCATGGAGGGAGACGAAACAACGGTACAAGGCACTTCGGACAGTGATGTGGTTACGACTGAAACTGACGAGACAACAGATAATACCATTGACGATGGAATGACATTGACCTTAGAAAAGGAACTTGTTGCAGATTTGACAGATGAGTTGTCAGAGGGTGACGAACTGTTTAACGAAAAACTCATGCTCTCAAAAATCCGAAACGCAATCAGAGAAGTAAAGCGAGTGAGGAATTATCCGTCAAGCTACACCGATGAGATGATAGACAACGATATATACGGATTTTATTCAAATATTCGCAATATTGCCCTTTATGACTACAACATGATAGGAGTAGAGGGACAATCCTCTGGAAGTGAGAATGGAACAAGCAGGACATATGTAGACAGAGACAAGTTGTTTAACGGAGTGATTCCGCTATCGAGGTTTTAGAAGTCTGTGCGTGACGCTTTATTGCAGGAATGTGATGGAGTATTGCAGGGTATCCAACACTAGGCGGAGGTGGGCGGTTGGATTTCATGTTAGAGGTAGAAGATATGACAAACGCAGTGACACAGATTATAACGGTTGCACTCCCTGTAATTCTAGGCTACATAGTATGGTTGCTGAAACAACAGAAAAGAGACAGGGACGCAAACGCAACAGGGACAATGTTACTTCT